CCGCCTCTACTTTGTGATTTTCGCCACTCCTGCTTCCACTAAAACCTCTGCACGTTCTGCTGTTACAACAAATTCTGTGCCCGGCTCAAACGTCTGCTGTGCCAGCTTATCTCTGTATGTTTCAATAACCGTTACTCTCACGCTGTCTTTTTCGGTGTCCGTTTCGGACACTTCCGGCGTTGGTGTTTCCTGTTCAGTTTCTCCCGGTGTTTCTGGCTGCTGTGGTTCTTCCTCTTCCGGCACTTCCACCTCTTCTGCTGCAATCCTTTTTGCAAGCTCTTCTTTCGTACCGCCGTCACTTAATCCCATTTCACTTGCAAGTTTCTGTAAATCTTCTTTTTTCCATTTTGCAAGCTCTTTTACATCAAAATGCGTTTGCATATGTCCACCTTTCTATGCGGCGGTAAACCCGCCGCCCTCATTTACACGCTCTGGATTTTTTCCAGTACAACCAGACTGTTTTTATCGACCACTTTACCGTCTACCAGCATGATGCCCTTTGTTACCTGATCGTCTGTTTCGTTATCTTCGTACTTCTTTACTCCCATTGCATAGTTAGTATTAAGCACGTAATCTTTGAAATTAAACATGAAACCAAATTTAGTGCCTGCTGCAAGTGATTTATCATAGCTCTTGACATAATCACAGCACACTACCGCTCTGCCCAGCAACGTTCTTTCCGGCTTTCCTGCAATTCCATAATTTACTCTACCAATCGGCTGCCCGTTTGTATCTGTCAGCCCGTAGTAGCTCATAAACGTTTTTTTGCTCATACACCACACTGCACCATTTTCGTATGCCTGCGGTAATGCTGCCTCTGCCGCAATTAAATCAGCGTATGCAGGTGCTGCGCTTTTTACAGTCTGCCCCTCGGCTGGTGTTTCTGCCAAAATTCCCTTTGGCTTTCCTGTACCGTTTCCGTCAATAATTGACTGTTCCAGTGCTTTTGTCATTGCCTCAACAATATTGTTAATCAGCAATGTTTCAAATGCACTGATTGCCATTGTATCAACCTCTAAGGATACCGCTACAGCGCAACGCAGTTTATGGTATGCGAAAGTAATCATGCCGCCCTTTGTAATATCCTTTTTCTGCTTATCACTGCCTGCTCCCTCATTTACCCATGTTGCTGTTGGCTTAACAGTGGATACCGGGATAGATACACCGCCCTTGTACGCTGTTCTTGTAACCAGTGCAAGAATCATACCCGTATTTTCCAGTTTTTCTACAATCTGATTTAATACAGTTGTCGGAATTGTTGCGCCTACGTCTGTTGTAGTACTGATTGCATCGCTTCTGTACTCTGCCGGGATTGCTGTACCTCTGCATACATACTGCATAAATGCTTTTCTGTATGCCATGCTACCGTATTTGTCCCCGTTCTGATTTTCTCCGTTTCCCGGCTCTCCTGCGCCATTTGCTCCATTGAAATTACGCAGTAAAGTTGGTTCTGCGCCGTTTCCGTTATCGTCTACCGGGTTGCCTGCTGCAATATTCTCTAACAGTTTTTTTCTGCGCTCCTGTGCCGCCAGCAATCCTTTTCTTTCTTCCTGTAAGTCTGTTACTTCCTGTTCCAGAGTTGCTACCTCTTCGTCTGTCATGTCTGCGCCTCTGGTTGTTAATTCTGTTCTGATTGCAGCTAATCTCTGCTCAATTTCTTTTAATCTCATGTTTTTAATCTCCTCTTTTTTGGGTTTTATATGCTTGCCTGCATCTTTAGTATTGCAATCCGTCTTTTAAGCCTCTCCTGCTTTTCTGCTTCGTAACTCCTACTCGCAAAATTACGGGCTGCTATTTCAGTATCGCCATTGGCAGGTATGCTTACGGCTGATACATCATATACTTTTTTAATTTTTAAAATTGTTCTTGTGCGTGTAGCTCTGTCGTAACTTTCTTCTGATACTGTAAATGCCCATGACATTTTCGTAATCATTCCAGCCTCTATATCTTGGTACAACCCTCTGGCTAAATCTGTTTTACTCAAATCCGCAGCTATTAAAAGCCCTTTGTGATCTGGTATCAGAATCAATGTGTTATTTGATTCTCTTGCAAATACACGCCCCTCATGGTCGTATTGCATAATTACATCTGACATATCCGCACCGTCTAATGCGTGTGCATCTATGCGCTCATAAAATTTTGTACCGTCCTCAAATTCATATAGCAGGTACGGCTTATCAAATGTCGTTGCGTACCCCTCAACATAATATTCTGTGTCTATCCGTTTAGCTGCTGCCGCCACAGATAACGGGGCGGCAACTGTTCTGTATTCTCTTTCTTTTTTTACTGGCATTATGTAACCTCTCCTGTTCCCGGCTCTATTGCTCCGTCTATCTGTTCCAGTTTCGGCGTGCCGTCTTTCCCCAGCTCACTTACTTCTGTGTATTCTTTTCTGATGTAATACTTATCTCCATTTTCAACATGCGGCATATTCCAGATATCCATAACACTGTTTCTGTTCAGTAGTGCCCTGTCAAATAATTGCGTGCTTACCTGCAATTTTGTTGTATTTGATGCATACTGTAATCTGTTCGCACTGAATACAATAGAATTACCGCACGTTATTTCTCTTTGGGTAAAAGTCATATTTGTCATAACAAGTGATAGCTGAATTGCAAACGGTTCTATTTTTCCCTCGTAATATGCATTCCAGATATTTTCGTCAAATTTATTCTGCAAAATTTCCATGTTAGTATTGAAATGCGTACACACGTTGTCATTTATTTGTTGTGTTTGCAATGCATTTGGCACGTATGGCTTGCTCTCTACCTGCTTCAAATCACTAAACTTGTTATCATAAATAATCATTCCAGATTTGTTATCTGCACTTAAATTATCCTCGGTAAATCGCTCACGCTCTTTCTTTATGTCCTCTGGTTTCAACATGTTTGCAACCTTTGCCAGAAAACGGATATTTGCAGAGTTTTTTACTGCGTTTATAATTCCCTCATTTTGCGTATGAATCAGTTGCATTGTTGGCTGTAATGTACGGTTGTCCTCTCCGAATAAATCATCTGCATACTCGTAATCTGTCATTATTCCGACTTTTTCAAACTCTATCGCTCCATGTTCTCCATTCGCAAACAAATAACGTAAATAAATCTGCCCGGATACTTCGACAACCTCACAACGCTGTGCCCTCAATGGATACCACCCACACAATGCCCCGTATTCGTCCTCTATCGGAATGATAAAGGCGGTATGTTCCACTGCTACATATGTAGCCAGCCTTTTTATAAATTTTGCCGTATCCATAAAATAATTTGGTTTATGTTGTAGCACCCTTTCCAGATTCTTATGTGCAGTGCCCGTAATCTCCGGCTTTAATTTGCTGCAATGTGTAGCAAAACTATTTACTGCTGTTCGTGTCAAATCCATTTCGTACACACCGCCGCTATAGCTTGTGAACGTTGGGCTGTAACCGTTCAGCATTTTAAAATAATTATCTATTACCCTTAACTGTCTGCCATGAAATAGATAATCTATAAATTTCATACCGTTCACTCTCCTTTCTAAGCGGCGTTTTTCAGCAATTCGCCTACCTCTTCGTGATATTTCTGTCTTACTGTCATTGCATCTATGACAGACACAAAACCGTCTATATGTGCCCGTTGCTCTATCTTTATCGGTCTAAATTTTCTTGTTTCCATGTTGTGCTTTAATGCCACATTCAAAAAGTGCGACTGCAATAATTTATTATTTGCAATTTTAAAATCGCCGTCTTTAAGAACTCCCTCAAACTCCCGTATTACAGGCGTGAGGTTTTCGCCTTGGTAAACATCGTCTGTATGGAATCCGTAATTTTTCAGATCGTCCACAAGGTACTGTGCGCTGTACCTGTCGTATCCGATTTTCAAAACCCTTATGCCGTATGTTTCCAGCAACCATACATACCAGTTAAATACGTCTTTGTAATTAACATAATTGTCCCCAGATAACGTAATAATGCCTTTCTTTACGAAAATGTCATATGGTACGCCGTCTGTAGCCTGCAAGGTTTCCAGCCTGTTTTTCGGCATAAAGAATTGCGTAAATGCGTATAATACGCCCTCTTTCTCTATAACCACGCTTGCGGCTGTCAAGTCTGTTGTTTGGCTCAAATCTATGCCGCCCACTGCATAGCACTCTCTAAAATCTTCCAGCGTTTTTAATATTTCTGCTTTTTCCACTGTCTGATATTCCAGCCATGCAATAGAGCTGTTCTGTTTGATATTGCAGTACTTGGTAAGGAACTCTGCTTTTTTACTTAAACTCCCCTCTGCTACTGCAATTTCATCAATAAAGAAACTCTCTTTTACTGATACACCCATATTAGGGTTTGCTTTTTTCAGTTCGTCTATGTCGTTCCATTTTTCCACATCATCAATCATGTACAAAAACGGTAATAACCTGCGCTCTTTGCTGTTTCCCTTTAAGAAACTTGTGCTACGCTTCATTAGCTCATCATAGATACTATCGTTGATATATCCGGCTGTACTTATGCTTAAAATCATCGGTTGTTTACGTGCGCCTAAAGCAGATTTCATAACCTCATACTGCTTTAATCCAGCGTCCCCGCTCCATGCCGCCATTTCATCACATACTACAAGCTGCGGGTTAAATCCGTCTGACTTTTTAGCATTAAATGCAATCGGCTTGATAACGGTATTGCTCTCTGCAATATAGATATCGCTACGCCGTTTTTTCGCCAGTTCTTCCAACTCTTCCTCTGCCTGTACCATTTGATAGAATCCGTCATATACAAGGGCTGCTTGGTCTAATTTTGGTGCTAAACAGTATATTTCCTGTCCATACTCCGGCTCTAAATAAGCCATGTATGCAATTAGCGCAGATGCAAACAAACTTTTGCCGTTTTTTCGTCCGATAACAATAAAAATTTCACGAAAAACACGTATTTTTTCTGCATCTTGTATGCCAAAAATGGTGGAAACTATAGCTTTTTGCCATAATTCCAACGTGATTAAATCATTACGCCCCTTGCTATGGTGGCAAAATGTTTCTATGAATTTTATAGCTTTATTGGCTGCCTTGGCATTAAAAAAATACTCCTGCGTTTGCAGCCCGTTTATGATGATTTCAAATATTTTTTTAATCCATTTTCCTACGATGATCTCGCCGCTGCTTATCTTTGCGTAGTACTCATAGATATAATTTTTATATGGCATTTGCCCTATTCTTCTCTAAGGGCTGCCAGCTTGCTTTGCTTACGTTTTGCCGCAGGCACAAGCTCTGTTAATTGCTTGATGATAGCCGCATAATTCTTTGATAATGCTATGTATGTTTCTGCTTCCGGGCTTTTCTTCGTCCCGTACTGGTTCTCTCCGTTTTTGTACTCACTTGTCCAGCCCGTTTCCTCTATCACGTTCTGCAATTCATCAAGTTCTATCGACATAAAAGCAGCCTTTTCTATCAGCGGCGTTACCAACTTCTTTTTATTTTCGTCTAAGTCCTTGAAAATCCCTTTTAATCTTGTCTTTTCACTCTTTATCTTGGCTTCTTTACTCTTTTCCTTTCGTGCTGCCATTTCTTTTACCCCTTTCGATACACCCCACCCCCTCTACACCACGCATGTGCGACCTTGCAGAGTAAAATTAGGGAGATCGGAAGAG